ATTGAACGCGCCCCCTATCATCAGATGAATTCATATCAACCCATGTGTGTCAGCTCACAGGAGAGAGAAACTCATCTAATGAATCTCAATCTTCTACTTCAGCTTCTTCCTCTTCATCTGACTCTTCTTCCTCGTCTTCATCGAGAACTTCATCATCTTCCTCATCCTCGAACTCTTCCTCTTTCTCTTCCTCTTCTTCCTTCTCAGGCTGTTCAAATGGAACAGGAGGATCAGTCATCGGGAAGATTTCGTCAGCCTCTTCATCACTCATCATGTACGCATTCACCATTACATACTCTCCTTTTGGACCTAGTTTTAAGTAGTATAGGTCGTGCCTAATTAGCGAGGGTTCCGTCATTTTACGTGTTTACCGCAACCCCCAAGCATTCACACAACCCCTGTACCCACGACACAGAGGATACTTGTCTATCTAGTGACTACGCGCGCAGAGCACGATACTTGTGGGGGACGTTGTTCTTCAAGCGTCCCTGCCATTCGCCGTTCTCTACGAACATTTCCAACTGCTTACCGACTGCGTTGGACAGATCGAAGCGCGCACCGGCTTTCACGTCTACACCGAAAGCCTGAAGGAATCCCACGGCAAAGCCTATGGCCTTGCTGTTAAAATTCCAGTCAATGGGAACTCCTGCGAACGTATCCGATCCGTTGTCCGCATTACGAACGATGGAACCTTCGACTGGATAGTTCGTAGAACCACCATCCTTCGAGGGGGCTTCACCGATGTTGTTGATGGTAATGACATACCACGCAGGTTCTACGATCTTCCCACGCAGCATGTCACGATCCGAGAAACTGATGATAGGCATAACTCTCCTGATGTTGTTGTTGACTTAGAACTTCTGAGTTGTTGATGTTTGGTTCATGTTGACGATAGCCGGTTTAATGTAGGTGTCATAAAGAGGTTTATCTCCGAATACTATCTCTTTAGACAGCCCGAGGGCCGTACGAGCGAAGTCATCTCCGGTATGCTCAGTTAATAGACTATAGTCTCCTCCTTGTCCTTCAACGAATCCCTGCTTAATATTGAAGTGATAGACTTCACCACAATATGCGGGAATCTTCGCTGCTACGTTCTTACCCGCCGTAACTATCTGACGGGAGATATGGGTAGTCTTCTTACTCGTATCCCGATACTCTGCCTTGATGACGTGAGCTATCAGGATTACATTGACGTTATGATAGATGTTGATATCCTTCGTCAGTGCGATTAATTCTTGAAGTGCGGAAGACTCAGCATTGTAGTCTTCGATCTCATTGACTGCAATTCCTGCGATGAGTTTACCAGCAGTCTGACCCGAAGCGCGTGTCATTCCATACTTCAATCGATTCGTCTGTCTCAGCGTCATGTCTGCCATCGATGTAATACTATCCAATACGATGGTCTTATAAGGACAACTTACCTGCAACTTCTCTAACTTCGCCTTCGGTTTGTTCCAATCGTCGTAATCATCAAACGTAATACTCTTCGGATCAATACCCCACTTCTTCATGGGTAGAGAGATTCCATTCATCTTCCTGTCCCAACTAAACCAGTATTGGGGGCCAGGGAATGATAGAGCCTGCGTACTTTTTCTAGTCCCAGGCTCTCCTTTAAACATACAGTAAAGTGAATCGAAGTTGACCGAATCCATTGTTGGCATTATCTATATACCCTCATGATCCATTCAGGCATTTCACCTGTCCGTTCAACTAACATTCTAAGAGTATCCTGAAATTCCAGAAATGAACTGGCTACAATCTTCTCAGGTTTCCCTGTTTTATCGAAATAGATGTAATACATGAAGGACATTATTCTTTAATCCTCTTCTTCTTTTCTATTGGTCCCTCAGTTGATCTGAAGATGAGTCCGCGTCTCTGAGCTTCCATGACCAGAGTTTCATACTGAATAGGCCACTGAAGATAGTAGTTCACGGCATTCAGTCTTTCATCTCCTAATTGAGATTCAGAGTATACTTCAGCTGCATTCATGAACCGACTACGTTCAATGAAATGAATTGTTGCCAGTAAATGAGATGATGCCATCTTACCAATCTCAATCTGCTGGCCTTCTCTAGTGATCCAGATATCTCGTGCAATAATTGGCATTAATTCTTCTCCGCCTCAATTACAGGCTCCGTAGTCAGTTCGACTGTGTTCATTGCAATCCCGATTAATTCGAGTAATATATCTAACTTCTCCAGTCGAGTTATCGGACGTGTATTATAGAACTTGACTTCAATGATAGGTTGGTCCTCAACGATATCATCTATGCGCAAATCACCCCGAACAGTCCAACCGATTGTCAATACTGGTCCAGGCATTATAGCTCCAAGAACTCTATGTCTTTAGGCAGGGTGATGAACTCTCTTCCATCCCAATAACTTGAATCGAAGTTAAACTTGGTCGGCATGACATAAGGTTCCCTATGTTCCTCTGTCGTATTACATACTACCGTCATATCCTCAGGAAACTTCTTCAACCATTCTATTAGTTCCTTGACAGTCATTCCTTCACCTCTATCGGACGACATTTAGAACAGGTGGTCCAATGTTTATCTGTTACTATAAACAGATTCTTACATTTAGAACATTGGACTAGGAACTTCTTCATCAGTTTAACTCAGGTTGATCGACTAGCACATATCCGATGATAGTGTCATCATCACATGATTCACTAACTGGTTCGAGTTGAACCCCATTAGCTCCACCATGAGATACTTCGATGTATACGATGGAGTCAGCCGGAATCTTCTCTAATAGTTCGATTAAATCCTTGACGACCATTATAGTCCTCCCCTGACTCCATTATCGTAAGTCTTACGCTTAGACTTCCTGACTTTCGCACGTCGAAGCATCTTCAATTCCTGAATCAGTTCGCGCGCATTCTTTACTCTGTTTTCAAGTTTCGTGATGTAAGTATCGAACTGTTCTAATGACCAGTCACCAGCTAGTTCGAGTAGTTCCTCATTCATTTCTCTGACTCCAAGTGTTTGATAGTTCCAGTTTCAATCAATCGGGACAACCAATCATCGATAGTTTTGAATAATCTTCTTTGACCCCCATCATGCATATTGAGAAGTTCAGCATAATGGGCCTGAAGTTTAAGAGATTCATTCAATGCAAGGAGGATTTGCATGTAATTGTGGTTGAGTCTCTGTTCTTCAGTCATTCATCCTCCTTGTTAGTAGGATCCCATACAGGAGCCTTGATGAAATTCAGTCGAAGTTCCTCTTCTCTCATTCCTCTGTCCGATTCACATACTCCCTTATACATACACGCACCGAACATGTTATCGCAGTGCGTATAGTCAGGAGGCCAGTATCCACTTTCACTGAACTGAATGTACTTATAGGCGTAGTAGGGAAGTATCTCAGTCTTCCATTCCGTCAAATGGTCCGCACTATACGATACTACTTCTCGGGTCAGACGCTCAGCAATCTTCAATGAAGTCTGTAGACCAATCTTATTGACGATGACATTACGAGACTTCAACAGATGACACTGACCGAGGAATTGATTCGATAGTTTCGTCTTATCTCTACGCTGTTTGAATGTCTTATGGTCCATCGATACGATTCCGATTTGATTTGTATCAACGATTAGATCGAACTTCGCCTTCCATAAGATACGAATTTCGTCATCTTCGTAGATTACTTCACCCTTAACCTGTTCGACTGACAGGGGAATGAAAGCATCATTCTTATACATTTCGAAATACTGTTCACAGGTCTGAAGTGCGAATCGCCAACCTACCTGATAACCTTCATTATTCTCAGGTGAATTCGTTAGACCCGGATACTCCTGTGGTTCATGCTTACACGCAAGTGGTTCAGTCGATTCAGTCGTATTAGAACAGTAGGGACAACCATCGATGTACAGTTGTCCTGCCATCAAACCAGCTCCAATACTAGTCTGATTATTGAATCCATTTATCTTGTGTTTATAGTAAACCTCGAATACTTTGTGAATCAGACTCCCTATCTCTAGAGAGTTAGATTTACCTTTTACAGACACGAATCGGTGATTGAATCGAAAATCGAGATATCGACCACAACTCATCAAACTGGACAAGAGAGTCGCATCGAATATCACGTTTTTCTTCTGTTCAGGGATGATGTCTATCATTTCTTCTCATTTTGAGCAGCGATGCCACAGAGCATAGCCATGATGACATAAAACATCAGGAATACTACGATGTAGGACATGACTACTCCTTATCTCGCGACTTGAACTGCGCGTAAATCTTCTCAGGTACATGATCGAAATACTTCAGTAGAGATGAACACAACCATCCGTCCATATCGAGGGCTGAACTATGATACCAGTTTCCTGTCATCTGTGCCTTACTCCATGTAAGGACTGTCTGATGACCGGGGAATGGTTCACTAGAGAATAGAAGCAAGAAGCCATTCTCAGCATTCGGTATATTCTGTATCAGACGTTCAATCAAATCATCCGCACCTGATACGAATGCCTCTCTAGTCAGTCCCTTATCAGGGTCATCGAAGACCCACTGATTCCGATACTTATATGGACTGATTACACTGATGGTATTCATTCTGTTTCCTTACTCTTAAGTGCGCGTCTCTTGTTCTTCCATACGCGCTTCATAGTAGCCGCGAATCGTTTCCTCTGAGCAGGACTCCAGCCTCGTTTCACAGGTTCAGCCTTCTTGACCGAATGACCGTTAGATGAAACGATTAGACTATCCAGCAATTTTTGCAATCCGAGGTCGATGAGATATAACTCTTGCTTGCGGCTTAGTTCCACTTGTCTTTTCATGGTCATTAGTCTGTTTCCTTTGGATGTATTCAGGTTCGTCAAAATCAAAGTATGCGATAATAATCTGTTCAAGGACCCATGAGACTGATTGATTCTCATGATAGGCGATGTCTCGAATACCTTCCTTAACGTATCCGGGGAGTCCGTGTCCTATTGTCTCACGACTTTCACCGTTGGCTAGTCGTGGTGCGATAGTTCTTTTCTTCTTTAACTTCAGTCTCTTCATTAGTTACTCCAGCGGTAGTGAGGCTGAATACTCACATCGAATACTCAGCCCCATTAGTTAGCCGACTTCGATTCCCTTCTTCTGCATTTCCTGAATTGCCCACTCCTTCAGTTTCTCTAGTGCTGGCTTATCTTCCTTCGATAAAGCCATGAGTTCTGACGTAGTGCAGCAACCGTATTCCTTGTGAGTGATGTATTGGAGTGTCGTCACTGAACCTCTCCTGAGTAAGGGATTTCCTTCACTTCCTTCATCTCACTGATGAGAAGACGGACCTGAAGTTGCAACTTTTGAATCTCATGTTGCATATCTTGAACTTGGTCGATTAATGTAGTGCAAAGTTTCAAGAGTGCGCGGTCGTTTTCGAGATAAGACTCTGAGATTGCATTAAACGCCATAATCATAGGTGAATCAGTCATTAGTTGTCTCCCTCTTCTTTCGAATCAGTTATTTGTCCCATCTTATCATCAGGACCGAATACTTTATTCCAATCCTCAGGCGTCATACCTGTAATGATGAATTCACGTTCAGCAGCAGACAGGAACCAGAATGCATCCTGTACGAATCTACCCGAAATTAACCATTCGTACCACGCTTCACTGATACGCTGGATAGGATAGTCTACTACGATAGACTTGTCCTTAGTCCGAATCTGAGTGCGCATCCCATCTACCTCAGTCATGAAGTATTGAATGCCCATACGATTGATACGA